GACTTCCCACTTCGCACGCTGAAAGAGGTTGCCCTTCGCGATGTCGGACCGGCGACCTTCCCGGCCTACCTGGACACCTCAATTGCGTCGCGGGCGCTGACAGGGCTCGCCGCGCAGCACGAGACAGATCCACAGGCATTGGCGGAAGTGCCTGCCGAGATCCGCTCGCTAATCCAAGGCGAGACCAAGCCGCCCGCAGAGGGCGCATCAGAGACTTCGGGTGAAGAGACCGAGGAGCCGGAGATGAACTCCACTCCTGGACTCGCAATCGCCCGCAGACGCCTGGAGCTACTTGCTCGCAGGCCCCAGGGTGCCGGGCGAAACCCACACCCCTCGTAGACATAAACACGTCACAAAGGAGCACGGCATGAAGGACATGCTGGAGCGCCTTGTCGAGGAACGTGCCCGCTCCTGGGAGCAGGCGAAGGAAATCGTCGACAAGGCCGAAGCCGAGAAGCGAGACTTCTCGGGAGAAGAGCAGGAATCGTGGGCAAGGGCCAACGCGGACCTCAACTCACTTGACGAGCGGATCGATCAGCTCACCGAGCGCATGGAGCGTGAGGCGCGGGCTGACGAGGCGCGAGCCAAGGCCGAGAGGTTCATTCGCCCCGAGCGCGAGGTCGAACAGCGCACTGATTCGCTCGAAGAGCGCATCAAGGCGTGGGCGCGTGGCGAAGGTTCGCGCTCGATCGACATCCCGCTCGATCAGTTGCGGGTCGATAAGTCCCGCGACGGCAAGATCGAGGTTCGTGACCTGACCGTCGGTTCGGCCACGGGCGGTGGCAACACCGTTCCCGAGTCGTTCCGTCAGCGGTTGTATGAGCACCTGATCGAGAACTCGGCGATTCGCCGGACTCGTGCGGAGATCATCACGACCGCAAGCGGCGAGAACCTGATCCTGCCGAAGACGACCGCTCACCCGGCGGCCGGCACGATCGTTTCCGAGGGCAATGCCATCGGCGAGTCCAACCCCGCCTTCGGGCAGGGCACCCTTTCGGCGTACAAGTACGCCGAGCTGGTGCAGGTCTCGACGGAGCTGTTGACCGACACCGGAGTTGATCTCCTGGGTTACCTCGCGCAGGCTTTCGGGCGTGCGTTGGGCAATGGCTCGGGCGCTCACTTCGTAACCGGTGATGGATCGTCGAAGCCTCGCGGCGTGATCGCGGCGGCTGGGACGATCGCTCAGGTTGTCGGCGGGACCGGCCAGGCCGGCGTGCCGACTGCGGATGAACTCATTGACCTGTTCTACACGGTCTCTGAGCCCTATGCGATGAACGGTGAGTGGTTCTTGCGCCGGGCAACGATGGGCAAGATCCGCAAGCTCAAGGACGACAACAACCAGTACCTCTGGCAGCCCGGTCTTGCGGGCGAGGCGCCGAACACGATTCTGGACCGTCCCTACATAACGGACCCGAACGTGCCGGCTACGGCCACCGATGCGACCTCCATCGCATTCGGTGACTTCTCGGCCTACAAGATCCGCGACGTCGGCTCGCTGCGCTTTGAGCGCTCGGACGACTTCGCATTCGATTCCGACCTCGTCACCTTCAGGGCGATCATCCGCACGGATGGCGACCTGCTTGACGAGACCGGCGCCATCGGCAACTACGTCGGCGGCACCGCCTAAGCAGCACCCCCAGGCGGCGGGGGTTCGAATCCCCCGCCGTCCATTTCTAAAACGTGGCCCGCCCGCTCTTTCGGTGGCGGCGGTGCGGGCTGCGACGGATGCCACCGAGCCACCGAAAGGAGATCACCGAAGATGCCGTTGCGTAGCGTCAGGAAAGGCGAGGTTCCGGCCGAGGCACTTGCAGAGTGCGTCAAGGAGGCCGAGGCAAACGGAGAGATCGTCGTGCAGGTGATGAGCTGGTCGAACGACTGGATCGTCATCACCCAGGGCGGGAAGCGGACACGGACCGCGACCGCGCCGCCGGTAGAGACACGTGCGAAGGCGAAGGGCTCGCGGAAGTGAAGATCCTTTGGCACTCGAACTGCCCCTGGGTTCCCACCGGCTACGGCCAACAGACCGCAGAGTTCACGCCGCGCATCCGCGACCTCGGGCATGAGATCGAGATATCAGGGTTCTGGGGCCTAGGTGGAGCCGCCCTCGATTGGGAGGGCATGAAGGTCTACCCGGCCGATGACAAGTGGGGCAACGTCACGCTCGCCAAGATCGGTGAGAGCGCCGACTTGGTCATCACCCTCATGGATGTCTGGGTGCTGACCGCACCGGCTCTTGCCGAGCTGCCGCTTGCCTCCTGGGTCCCGGTCGACCATAACCCGCTACCGCCCCGCGTCAGGGATTTCTTCGGGCGCACAGGCTCCCGACCGATCGCGATGTCGCGCTTTGGGGAGCGGATGCTTCTCGACGCCGGGCTCGATCCGCTGTACGTGCCGCACGGCATAGATACGAACGTGTTTGCACCGCGCCCCGAGATGCGTGCGGAAGTGCGCGAGATGATCGAGGTTCCCGAGGATGCGTTCGTGGTCGGGATGGTCGCGGCCAACAAAGGGACCACGCCGCCCCGGAAGGCATTTCCGCAGGTCTTCCAAGCGTTTGCGGAGTTCCGAAAGGATCACCCCGACGCCTATCTGTACCTGCACACGGAGCTCTCTGGCCGTTTCGAGGGCCTGAACCTAGGGGCGCTCGCCGCTGCCTGTGGAATCCCCTCTGATGCGATCAAGCGCACGCCGCCCTGGCGGCTTGAGTTCGGCGTCCCTGCCGACATCCTCGCGGCGATCTACGGCGCGTTCGACGTGCTAGCGAACCCGTCCTACGGCGAGGGCTTCGGCATACCGATCATCGAGGCTCAGGCTTGCGGCGTGCCCGTCATCGTTACCGATCACTCGGCCATGACCGAGCTATGCGGTGCAGGTTGGCTCGCCGAGGGGGAGCCCTGGTATGACCCCAGTCAAGGCGCCTTCTTCAAGTGCCCGTCGGTTCGCTCGATCCGAGAGGGCATGGAGGCCGCCTATGAGCGCCGGGGCGACACCGAACTCAAGGCTCAGGCCCGCACCTTCGCCGAGGGGTACGACGCCGATCTAGTAACCGCTGAGTTCTGGGTCCCGACCCTCGAAGACATCGAGCGCCGGCTGTCTGCTCGTGAACCTAAACCGTTGAAGGTCGCAGCATGAACGTCGCATTCGTCTATGACCCCGGCTGCCGGGACGGATCACGCGGCGGCGCTGAGCTGATGATGGATGAGCTGATCGCGCAGGCGCCTGATCACGTGACGGTCACGGGCGTCGATGAAGCCGACACGGTCGTCTTCGGCAACTGCGTCGTTGTCGATCCCGACAAGGCGATCCCGAAGCTCGACGGCAAGACGGTCTGGCGCTATCACCACGACATCGCACGTGATGAGAAGCCCACTCTACGGGAGTGGCTGAACGACAACGCTCGCCATATCTTCACGTCGCCGTTTCACGTCGAGCTATATCGGTGGGAGGGCGAAGCCGACCTCATTCCATCCTGCGGTCGCCTGGCCGATTTCAAGCCATCCGGTCGACCGACACGGAAGGGGATCGTCACGGTCGGATCCTGGCAGGCACCGAGCAAGGGTGCGCGTCTCGTCTCCGAACTAGTCGCCGAGCGGGGCGAGGAGATCGACTGCTACGGCACCGGGCAATACCAACCCTACGGCAACCACGTCAGCATCAAGGGCCCGGTTCAACATTCAGACCTGCCCGCGATTCTCTGGCAGTACGAGGAGTTCGTCTTCCTGCCGATCGCGCCGGAACCCTTTGGCCGCTGCATCGCCGAGGCGTGGGCCGCCGGCTGCGAGGTAGTGACCAATGATCTGGTTGGGGCCAGGTGGTGGATCGAGAACGAGCCCGACAGGCTCTACACCGCCGCCGCTGATTTCTGGGATCTCGTATGTCCGAAATAGACCTGATCGTCCCGACGGTTGAGGGACGGGAAGAATCGCTAGAGCGCTGCCTGGCTTCGTTCCCGGAGACGAATCACATCGTCGTCAAGGGCCAACCGACCTGCGGGCTTGGCTGGATCGAAGGGATCAAGCGCTCGAATGCCGACTATCTCCTGCTGTGCTGCGACGACATCGAGGCCGCCTCGGACTGCGATCTCGAAGTCTGCGTCGAGGCGGTCGACGGCGGCTACTTGCCGGCGCCCGTGATCCATCGCCCCGACGGCTCAGTCGAATCGGCCGGCGGCGATATGACCGCGCCGAGCTGCCTCCTGGCAGGGGTACAGGCCGACTGGACGCCGGTTGATTTCACGCCGCTTCCGTTCGCTAGTAGGGCTCAGATTCGCAAGATTCGGATGATCCCCGGCCACTACATGACCGACGTCTACCTAAGTCACAAGGGCAGGCAGCTCGGCTATGAGACCGTGCTTCGCCACGACTACCGGCTGATTCATCACCACGAAATGGCGGGCCGGCGATCACCGTCCTCGGAAGACGACCGGATCTATCGGGAGGGGATGGATGAACGAGCGTGATGT